GTCCATAATTATCCTAAAATTATCCAGGCAGATGTTGCGCCCTTGTAGTAATAGATTCCGCCACCAGAACCGGGATTCCATAACGTGCCGTCGGCATAACGGATATCTCCGTCCCTGGGTTTGATTGGGGCAACGGTAGTTTTTTCTAAATGACCTAATCCAGTCAAATTGATTGCTGTCGCTATTTTTTGCAGTTCAGACATAAAAAAACGCTGCATTTCTGCAGCGTCTGTAGGTACTTGCCCAGGGGCGTAATTAACAGTGGCAAGGTTGGATGCTTTCACCATGCCCCCATTGTTTCTACGTCAAAATCGAAAGAATCAAGCCGCCATTGAAATGCGCTCCCCGTTGCGAATTTGATGGCTATGTAACGACCTGAAACGAACAGGTCCGTTGCGACACTTGAACCTATGGTATAGGTCACATCCGTATAAGTTGGGTCTGCATAAGGTGTCGTCGCTGTTCCTACACTAATGATTACAGTTTCCCCTCTGTTCCCGGATATTCTTGCTCTGATACCCCTGACGCATTTGATACTTTCCGCAGTATCAAACGAGAGCCCGCGACGCTCCAGGTAAGCTGAGGGGAGACTGCCGTTGAAACTTGCCGAAGCATCTAGCATGTACAGTTTTTTGTCATTGGATGCCATCAAGACACGGGCAGAATCTGGCGTATAGTCTGGTCCATTCCAGAATGTCAAATCAGAATCCCACGAATCGGAGTCTTGCGCCCAGGCTCCTCCCAGGTCTGTCGACACAGAACCGTAACTTGCATGGTTGACATTTGGCAAATCACGAAATGACACCGTTTTATCTACGAAGTTGTACACCATGGCTTGGTCGCAAGCGCTTGCCCCGATTGATGGATAAGCGAGGTAAATCTCGTTCAGGAAAGGATTTTTGAAGCAAAATACCAATCCCCGGTTTGTTACATCAATGTTCTGAAAAAATGACCTGCGTGTCTGTTTGTCTAATACAGATGTGGCCGACTGTCCATCATGAACGATGACATCTGAGCCAGTAACGACAAAGTGCCAGCCATCAAACTCTACCGCACAATTGCGATTCAGCATGCCAGACATTCCCATTATCTTAGAGAATCTGAATACTGATTGCCCACCAACATAATCCATTCTATGGGTAGAGTTTTCGGTATAAATGATGAAGGAATCCCGCAACGACAAGCCATCCACGATAGGACTGATGGCCTCTGCAAGATCAGTTTCTCCAGCATCCTTGGTGATATCTGCCGAGTCCCACGTTAATGGAAATGCCCCTGGATCAGCAGGATGCGACCATTTCACCAGAAAAGGTTTATTGATGCCAGCGGCGGTGACATTCAGGGCCACCAGGAAGTTTTTGTAAGCCCGTAAGGACTTGCAGTAAGTATTGGCAGGCCAGTTGACCAGATCAATGAATTTGTTTGCGCCATTCAAATCCCAGGTCATCGGTATTTTAGACGTGTCACCTACGTTCACTATTGGCAAACCAGATAAAAGGGCATGCGTCCATTGATTGACGACACCATTACGCGGTGTCAGATGCGTTATGTCAGTATGTGTTACAGAACCACCCGAATAAGTCACAGCATATGCTTTTCCCGCAGACAAATATACCCAATACCGATTCCCGGATATAGTTACAGCAAATACATACTGGGGTATCACTGCAGGTGAACTATAAACCTCACCATGCCCATAAAATTGATATGCATAGCCGTCAATGAAACGGATGTTCCTGGCATCTGTCCAGGCATTGATGGGCAACTCATGCTGTGACAAGTCTTTGTTGACACCATATTGACCAACTTGCTGCACTTTAACGAGAGCCATATGCACTTAGCAATCCGTAGCGATTTTGACTGACCAGTTGTTGCCCCTGATCTAAAAGACCTTTTGGCTGCTGGAAACTGTTTTGAAATCCCTGGTTTTGCTGACCATACGGGTTCTGCTGATTTTGTTGACTATGTAAACCATACGGGTTTTGCTGGTACTGCTGAAATGGATTTTGTAAATGACTGTTCTGTACGCCATAGCTATAGGGATTCGGGTGTCCTTCTTGTGATTGCTGATTTGCCTGCTGCTGCCCCCGGGCCCCTTGGTTGTGCCAATAGTCCTGCGCTACGGGCTGATTCGGACTAGACCAGTCCGTATTCATTGCCTTGTTATAGGCGTCTGTCCGCTGGAACGGCTGCACATAGGGGTTTTGTGCTTGCTGTTGTTGCGCCTGTGCTGTCTGTTGTTGATTTGCAGGAGCCTCCATCCCAGCCATGCCATATGCCTGACGCAGATTGAATAACTGCTGCTGCGCATTATTGTATGCGCCATTGTTGTATGCTTTTGCATAAGTCTGATGCTCTTCGTCAATTCCACCCAATTGCTTCAATTGCTGAGGAGCCAGTTGAGACATTTGTTGCTGCAGGAATTCCTGCTGAGCAGGATTCATGGATTGCGCCTCAGCAATCCGGCGCTGCATATCGATCAGTGGATCGCTGGCGTACATACCAGATGACTGAACACTATCAAATGGCTTGACCGCCATCTGTTTTTGGCGATTGGCAGCAGCGGTTGCCAATTCGGATTGCATGCGCATAGCGGCAAGTTTTTGTTCGTAATCCGGGCGACCACTTGCGCCAGGCATACCCAGATCACCAGCCTGATAAGGACCACCAACATTTCCCAAAGCTGCCATCCTCGCGTTCTGGGCAGCCAGGTATTCCGCTGTAGGCATTCCATTCGCTGCCCCAGATTTTGTACCAGCATTGCTCGCTTCTATCGATGTGGTGTCATTAGCTTGCGTACTCGCAGCACTTTGAATATTGCCAGATCCTATACCCTTGCCGCTTACCATGTTTTGTGCAGCAGCAACCTGGAAAGCTTCACGAGCTGAAACTATGCCCTTACTTTTAATCTCCTTGTTCCAGTAGTCGATGCCTGCCTGATCACCCACTTTGCCAAAAGGCGTGTAAAAGTCAGCCGCCGAAATTCCGTTGGTGTGAACAGAGCCTGATTCCTGAACATTACCAACACCTCGACCTGAGATTAAATTGTCGCTGGCCGCCTGGTAGAAAGCGCGCTGCGCTAACTCATGACCTTTGTTGGCAATTTCCCGGTTCCAGTAATCAATACCGGCTTGATCTCCGATTCTACCAAATTGCTTATACCATTCGGCTGCATTACCATCACTCAGTTGCGAGCGCAGATCAGTCTGATCTCCAGCAACACCATTTGCACTAACTACCATGAATTTCCTCCTCTAGTAATGGTTTGGTAAATGCCTTGCCATCCCAATGGTCGCCTATGGAAACTTTGTCATCACAAGGGATGTAAGTAGCTACCATGCCTAAAGCTATATTAACTACGATGCCATTTTTTATTTCTGCGCTTTTCATTATCACCACCAGTAAATGATTACAAGGCCGTCACCGCCCTTGCCAGTGACTGCGCCAACAGTTCCGTCAACTCCACCGCCACCGCCGCCAGGCAATCCGCCGTCTACACCATTTGCTCCCGGCGAATTTGCGCCTCTCCCCCCCCAACCACCGCCGCCTTGCAGTGCGCGCAAAATGCCATTTTTTTGTGAATAGGACCAGGAACCGCCAGATGCATATTGACCTGATGCTCCACCCAATTGCTGATAGCCTCCCCCACCGCCTGCCGAGAAAATACTGCCGCCGCCTTGATTCGAGGCACCAGCACCTCCGCCACCCCACACAGCGTTTCCTGGAGACGACAAGCCATGAGACCAACCATGTGCTCCACCATAGTCAGAAGATGCGTTTGCATTGACGCTACCGGAGAGTCCATTCCCGCTTATGGTGGGATTTCCCCCGGTGCCACCAGAACCTGGGCTTGCTATACCACCACCACCTGCACCATTACCGCCCCCCCCCTGCGCCACCATATGCCTCCACAAATATTCCTAATACTGGACTACCAAACGACGATTTCCCACCTGTATTCCCTCCTATAAAGTTGCCTGGCGAAGTCACCGCTGCTCCGCCCGCACCAACCACGACAGGACAATTTGTCCCTGGCTGGAGCGTCAAAGCCGTGAAAAACAGCCTATTTCTTGCTCCGCCCCCTCCCCCACTTGAAGCAGAAGCAGAACCTGCGGTGTAGCCACCGCCACCACTACCGCCGCCACCAAACACGTCTACAATAAAGTTCAGGGCCTGTGGCAAAATGAAACTGCCCGACCTTTCAAATATCTGATAGTTTGGCGATCCCATTGGAGCGCCTGGAATTCCTGGAAAACCTGAAGTCATAGTCAGTAATCCCCCATATGTACACGCACACGCCAGCCTGCAGTCACTGCAGTACCGACAGTGGCATAGAGTGTATAGCCAGCTGGAATAGCACGATTCAATGGAATAACCACTTTCGTCTGACCCGCGATCTCGCTCAATACAGTGGCAGGCAGACTAATTTCTTCCCACAAAATATTATTTGCAGACGTCGTCGTAGCAGAGCCATTATTGAGAAATACACGCAAGACTGATGCCGCATTTGTTCCAACTGGCAAGGCTTCAACGCTCTCCACGAACGCGCCATTCGGGCCTGCAGCAAAAGAAATTTGCGTGACGGGACCAGTACCATCTTTACTGGTATTTGCTACAGTGATCGGAGCTGATATCAGAACTCTGGGTATCAGCGGGAAAATTGGTGAAATATTTGCTGCCATACTTATCCTCAGAAATTGTTGTATAAATACAGTACACTCGCGGCGTTTGTCCCCCAACTCGCGTTAGCACCATCCGTCGTCAGCACCTTCCCCGCATTTCCAGTTTGCCCTGGCAAGACAGGAGAAAAAGCCTGCGCGACAACAAAAGCGCATGTAGCGACTTCATTGGTAGCCGTCCCTGTCGTTTTGGTTGCAGCGGTGATTGTTGCAGCAGTAAAGTCCTGAGCTCCTGCCCATACTTGGCCATCAACATTACCCTTCGCTGACATGCCAGGTCCACTCAGTTTGCCCGACACCGAAAAATCACCTGTGACGATCTGATTCCCGACCATAGTCAAGTTCCCCGTCATGGTCTGATTCCCAGTCCGCAGCAAAGTCTCTGACCCTGCAATAATGACGAAATTTGTACCGTCATACATCAACAGCAATGGCTGGTTGGCAACAATGTCACCGGCAGTAGGCTCTGCCCCCAGCAATGTCTTGACAGGTTTTGCACCGAGTCCAGACACATTCACTGTCAAAGCACCCGTCCCTGCATAGACTGGCCGATACAACAGCATCAGCCCGGTCGTGTATGCTAACAAGGCAGTTGCTGGATTCAAGACATGCGCTGCCGCTGTACCCGTTTCTGCCGCAGTAATAATCACAGCACCAGTGAAACCAGCGAAGCATTCCTTCAATACCGTTTTTAGCATACGGATATGATCATCACCTTGAGATTTTGGATCAGATGCGGTTGGATTCGTGATCGTCAAATCATTGATATAGTTTGCAGTTTCCAGTGCCATTATTTAGCCCTCACTTGCATGGTTGAACCTGAATACCAGTCTATGGAATTAATGGCGTCCACACTTTGTAAATACAGTTTTTCAAAGGTAGGAATACGCGCATCATTCATGATGAAAGGCTGGGCTGCGCATAAAGCAGCGTACAGGTAGACGTTGGGAAAAGCCGCCAGCAACCAGTTCGTCGTATTGATAGTTGACAAAGCTGGTATGCGCTGCTGATAAGTCAATTCCAGCTGATAAGCTGCATCCGGTACCGGTGCCAATTGCAGTTGCTGACCGATGACAGAAAATGCCACTGGTGTACCAGTCGCGGCACCTGCATAATCAGCACTGAGCTGATCTGGTGATGCATAACGCAACACTGCCACCGGATCGCTACGCAAGATCAACCGTCTCATTTCCAGCATATCAAGCGGCAAGTTCACATAGGCATTACCAGCTACAGTCAACAAATTGCTGCGTATATCCATGGGCCTCGCGACGATATCCGATGACATTTTGGCTTCAGCCAAAGCAATGAAGTCTGCAATAAACGGTGTCAGATCAGTACGATGTAACCAGCTGCTCACGGCAGTTTGTAAACTTGCATAGTCGGTGATAGCGCTCATACCCGGCCTCCCCAGACACGAAATGCAGACAAGGCCGGATCAGCCAGCATGCTCTTCACATGCACGGCTTCCGCCATGAATTCCTGGAAGCTGATGCCTTTGTCATTCAAGTACTTCTCTACTATCACCATGGGAAAAGACGCTGCATGCCGCATATCAGTCGAACCATGCAGTCCTTCCTTGTGCAAAGCTTGAGTATGCTCAGCAATGGCTGTGCAATCCTGTACACGCTCAAACGTGACATCGCCTCCTTCGACATGGATATTGGTCGTGACTGCCATTACATATTCTCCAGCGGTGAAACCTGCACCACGCCTGCAGCAGCCACTTGTATCGCAGCGATCCTGTCATTGCCATTCACACTCAGGATGACAGCGTCACCGGGCTGCACTTGCAAATCCGTGCTCAAGGCAGTCGCAGAGGATTTACCAAGGCGCACGCAAGCTGGCGCAGTCGCTGCGACACGAATAAAGCGCGGCAATTCACCGCTGGACATTGTTGGGATAGTTGCAGATGCAGACGTACCCGAAGTGGCTATTGCCACTCCGGTGGTCTGACTCGAAACGGTGATATATCCACCATTCATAAAACCTCCTGCGCTTCACAGCGTTTTAATTCAATTGAAAAAGGCGGGGCTTGCACCAGCCAGCTTTTTCTATGCAGCCATCAAAAACTAATGGCCGAATAGTAGAACGTCAAAAATTACAAGACGTCGTAAATCGCACCATGCGCTTTCGGTGCACGGCATTCCAGCGTGTATTCAACCACCAGTTCGCGTTGCACTGCATCGCCTGTTGTCGCCAATTCGATAGTACTGAACGGGCGCAGGTAAGCCAGTGCCAGTTTGTCAGCCTGCAGGACAAACACATCACGCGCTGCCTGGAAGCGGTTCGGTACCACCTTCAAGGAGCCAAAGTCAGATACATACACATCAATCGCCGCATACAATTTCGCATCTTCCGACTTATCGAAACGTGTAGCATTGCCAGAAAATGTAGAGAAAGTCTGCTTCTGCGCTGGGCCAACCATGATGGTGTCAGGCTCGCCGCCAGCGCTATAACATTTCTGCAAAACATTCTTCAATTGTGCTTCAGTAAATGCACGCGGTGTACCAACCGTGCGGCCAGTGTTGCCGGCATAGGATGCCAAAGTGCCTGCATTATTATCGACGTTATCAACCACCCAACCGACCAGGCCACGTGCCTGGCGCGGGGAAGTCGCGGCAACATCAAGTTGACACAGGGCCGATTCCATATCACGTTTCAATTCCAGCGAAGCCATGGACAACTGGTAAGCCAGTTCATCCTTGCGGCCCGCAGGGTTCATCGCTTGCTGGGTACCAGAAACGATCACGGTCTTTGATGCGATCTGGGTACGGTTGCTCAAACGCACAGTCGGCGTCACGCTCTTGGCCGTGGCATTGTCACCCTCAGCCTGCGCATTGGTGGTAACTGCGCTGGCCAGATCCTGCGTTTGCCATTCATGCAGCGTATTGCTGGCCTTGGCCTTGGCAGCCATGTTCATTAAAGGCGTAGTAGTTGGCGAAATGCGATAAATGATATCGCTGAGATCTTCCTTGTTACCAATTGCGCTGGTCGTTACATAAGTATTGCTTGGTGCTGTCATAGATTTCTCCGGGGTCTCACGACCTTAAATAAATTTTGCAAAAAGAGATGCTGCGTCTTCAACTCTGCCAGATTTGGCAAGACGCTGCATGGCAGCCTGACGACCATCCCCGCCGGGTGATTCGCCAACACCCGGCCTGACTACCTTTTGCGGTATGCTCGTCACACGTTTGGCTGCCGCATTGGCTTTCGACATCATCGCGTCGTACAACATGGCTTTACGTCCCAATAAAACTGCCTTGTGGTCAGCAATGCTGTCCACAAGTTGATGTTCAAAACCTTGTTCCAGTAAATATCGGCGAATGGCATTACTTTCGGCCTCAGCCTTTCTGCTGTCTTTCCAGTCCGGTAGCTTGGCAAGAAGTTCTTCCTGCTGCGTATGGAGCACAGACTCCAGATG